CAGAAAATGATATCCACTTGAGAACTTGGAATCATTACCTGGAACTGAATGAGAATTATGAAATTGTCAGGCATAATAAAATAGATACTTCAAAGTTCCCAGACAAAGAATTATGGAACTTTGTGGGTCTGGAGGATGCAAGACTCTTTGAGTGGGAAGGAAAGATGTATACTTGTGGGGTCAGAAGAGACCTTGACCCAACAGGTATTAGCAGAATGGAACTATGTGAAATTGATATTCAAGAGAATAAAGTAATTCAAACCACGCAAATCAGGATCGAACCTCCAGATAATCCCAAAAGTTACTGCGAAAAGAACTGGATGCCAGTTCTGGATAAACCTTTTCACTTCATCAAGTGGTCTAATCCAACAGAACTTGTTAAGGTGAATCCAGAGGATGGATCTTCTGAAATGGTTTATGTTGGTGATAAAAGAGACATTTCTGGTTACCCTCGTGGTGGTTCACAAGTTATTTCCTGGGGAGAATATTACATTGCCTTTACTCATGAAGTGGACTTATTTCAGAGTGAAACACAAAGAAAAGATGCAGTTTATAAACACAGAATTCTTGTTTGGGACAGAAACTTTAACCTGATTAGATGGACAGATCAATTTTCTATTATGGGAGGAGATGTTGAGTTTGCTGTTGGACTTGCACAACAGGGTTCAGATTTCTTATTGACCTTTGGATTCCAGGACAATGCAGCATTTTTATTGAAATTTCCAGAAGAAATTATTAGAGAACATGTTTTGAATGTGGAGATTAAAAATGACTGATTTACAAATTCAACTGACCAACTTTATCAATGACTCAGAAAATCCAGATATAAATCTGTGGTTGGCAAAGTATTATCATTCTATTGGTCAAACTGCATCTGCAATCTCTTACTACACCAGAACTGCTGAAAGGACAGAAGATAAGGCACTAATGTATGCTTGTCTGTTGGCAGCATTTGGTTGTTTTGATTCTCAGGGATGTAGAAATAATTCTGTCAAGGGAATGCTTCAGACAGCAGTTGCTCTTCTTCCAGAAAGACCAGAGGGTTATTTTCTTCTCTCAAGATTTTATGAAAGAGATGGAAATTATCACGACGCTTATTTGATTTCATCCATTGGATTGGAAATCGCTTACACCGATTTACCAGAACTTCCACTCCCAGTCGATTATCCAGGAGTGTATGGAATTCTGTTTGAGAGAGCAGTTTCATCTTGGCACACTGGTCTCTGTGATGACAGTCGAAAGTATTTCCTTGATCTCAGAGAAAATTATTGGGAGCAAATGGATTCTATTCATAGAGAATCTGTCATGAACAATCTCAAGTTCCTCAAAGCAGACTTTTGGTTCAGATATTGTTGAGAAAGAAGACTCTCGTTTGATTCAGATTTTCTTTTTTGACTGACATTTATAAATAAAAAGAGTGCTCTTTTTCTGATGGGTTGGTCTGACAAATATAAAAAGTCAATCAACTGTGATAATCCTAAGGGATTTTCTCAGAGAGCTCATTGTCAAGGCAGAAAGAAGAAAGTGAACGAAGAAAAGAATGGTAAGTGTAAAGCAGGAAATTATTACTGCTATACAGATAAAAAGTGCAAACCAATTCCAGCTGGATTTATGGTAGATCCTGAAGGGATGCTTCGTAAAGAGAATGGTGCTTCTATTGATGAGGATTTGAGAGATTGGTTTGGTAAGTCCAAATCAAAAGATGGTAAACCTGGTTGGGTTCAGGCAGATGGTTCTCCATGTGCTAATGAGAAGGAAGATGGGAAGAAAACTCCTAAGTGCTTCTCTTCTCAAAGACTTGCAAGTCTTAAGGCACAAGGCAAAAAAGGTGAAGCACTTATTCGTTCTGCAGTAAGAAGAAAGAGAGCAAAAGATAAAGGTCAACAAGCAAAGAGTGGTGGTGAAAAACCAACCATGGTCAGAACCTTTAAAAAGAAAGAGGATTACAAAAAGCATCCATCAGGTGATAAATCAGAGTCAGTTCAGTACGAAGGAATGATGAAAAAGGACCATGAAGTCTCAATGGCACAATCCCAACTGAGTAGTGCTGAAAAAGATATCAAGAAACTCAAGAAGAGTCTTGGTAAGAAAGAAAAAAATCTTCCAGCTTGGATGCAAGCAAAAATTACAGATACGGAGCACAACATGGACGCAGCAGCTTCATACAATGAAGAAAAAGATCCTTGCTGGAAAGGATATAAGCAAGTTGGCATGAAGAAGAAGGGTGGGAAAATGGTTCCCAACTGTGTCAAAGAAGCAAAAACACCAATGGTCCAGAAGATTCTGGAAAAGATTGAGTGTGAGAAAGAATGGGAACTCATCTCAGAGAAGAATGTTCCTACTAATCCTTCACTCTGGTCTAAGATGAAGTCCAGAGCAAAAGCAAAGTTTGATGTGTATCCCTCTGCATATGCCAATGGTTGGGCAGCAAAGGAATACAAGAAAGCAGGTGGTGGTTGGAAGACTGTTAGTGAAGAAGTTGAATTAGAAGAAGCAAGAGTTCCTGCTCAGAATGGCAATATCTATATGGTTGCCTTCTCCTGGAGAGGAAAGATGATGTATATCAAAGTATTCTTCCCAGAGACAAGAAGACCAAATAGAGGTCAGGTTGAAGCAGCAATCAATAAGATCTATCCTGGTGCAAAGATCAGAAGTTATGATATGACTGTTGTTGGTCAAGGTGACTCATACTTAAATGCTGGTTCTTTTGAAGGTGGTTCAGGTGGAAAGATTCCTGACATCTATGGCAAGTTTGGAGAAGAGATTGAGATTGTATATGATGAATTGATTGAAGAAGGATATGATGAAGAAGATGTTCAGGATGCAATTGGAATTGCTCTGAACGAAGCAACTGTCACCTTTGGACATGATACTCCAGACAAAAAAGATGACAAGATGAAGCAGGCAAAAGGACGCCTGAGATATCTGAGAAGAAAGGCAGGAGAAGCACTTTCTTCCATGAAGAAAAAGGCAACTTATAGATCAGCACAAGCACAAGTTGCTGCTTACAATAAGGGTAGAGAAATTGCACAAACTGCTGGGGATAGAACCAGAAAGGCACGTCAGGCAGTTGGTGGTGCTGTACAGGCAGTCAAGGATGCACCTGAAAAGACAAAGAAGAGCATCAAATCATATGTCAAGAAGCAGGCAGAAAGAGTTGCTGATCGTATGAGTGAAGAGACTGAAGTTTCTGAGGGGGCTGCCTGGACAAAAAAGTCTGGTAAGAACCCTTCAGGTGGATTGAATGAGAAGGGTCGTAAGTCTTATGAGAGAGAAAATCCTGGTTCTGATCTGAAAGCACCTAGCAAAAAAGTTGGCAATCCCAGAAGAGCATCATTCTGTGCTCGTATGCGTGGGATGCGTAAGAGACAGAAACCATCTAATAACACTGGTGAAGACCGTCTTTCAAGATCTTTGAGAGCGTGGAATTGTTAAGCATAAGAGGTCTTGGAAATTTTATGGATAACATAAATAATTTATCAGCAGCCATAAAATATTTGGAAGACCGAAATAGATGAAAAGTTTTAATCAATTCATTCAAGAAAGTGTCAACATTCAAAATGTAGAGACACTTATTATCAACAATTCTGAATCAACACCACAAAATGTTGGAGAAGAGTTTAGTGCAGATATTCTTTATCAAGGAAATATCCACAGAATTACAATGGTTTCTGAAAATGGTATTCCAACAAGGACACAATTAACAGAACATATTCAGGGAGAATATCCTGGTGCCATTGTTCAAAATATTTACAAATCACAGAATAGTGGTTCTGGGATAAAAGTCATTGATGATAAAAGATATCATCCAGCAAAATTAGATTGGGTTTAATTTATGGCTCAGTGGAATAAATCTACACAAGATTATCTAAACCAAGAAAGAACTCTCCACGAAGTTTATATTCAAGCAGACCAGTGGGGGAAAACATTATCTCCATCAGAATCAGAAAAATCTGCTTTTGGTGAAACTATTGTTATGGAGACTTCTCCAGTTTTTCAATTAGATGGTCTGTATGGTATAGATGATAAAAATGATTTTGTAAAGAACTCTTCAGGTACTGGTTCACAATCCGTAGATGTGAATGGATTAATGACTGTATCTAGTGGAATTGGATCAGGTTCTTTTGCCACATTGCGTTCTAATAGGTCGGTTAGATATAGACCAGGACAAGGATCTTTGGCACGTTACACTGCTATGTGGCCTGATGGTTTCGTTGCAGGTTATCAACAAGTTGCTGGATTTATTAATCAGAGTGATGTTCTTGCGGTTGGATATAATTATGGAGATGCTGCTGTAGGAATTGGAACTAGTTCAGAATTTGGAATTGTTCGCAGAACTAACAGTAAAGGTCAAGTTTGGGAACTTGATGTTAATACTGCTGCTTCTGGAAATGAAAATCTAACTATTTACTTAAATAATGTTGGATTTACCACTACTGTAACTTCAGGAACTATTAGACATAATGCAGCAGAAATTGGTTCTGCTGTTGGAATATTTACTGGATGGATTGTTGATTATTGTGATGATAAAGTTTGGTTTTTATATAATGGTCCACCAGTAGGTCTTGCAGGAAGTTTTGCTGTCACTAACAATACTGGGGGTGGAACTTTTGTTGCAGCAGGTTCAACTCTTCAAACTGGATCATCCCCAGTAGACAATTGGATTCATCAATCGCAGTTTAATATTGATAAGTTAGATGGCACTGGTCCATCTAGAATGACATTAGACACTAGCAAACTTAATGTTTTTCAAACACAATTTGAATGGTTAGGTGCTGGTCAGTTATCATTTGCAATTGAAGATATTGCAACAGGAAAACTGGTTCCTTTCCATAGCATTTATTATGCTGGCATTAATACAGTCCCATCACTGTCCAACCCATCAATGAGAATTGGATATGCTGCAGTGAATGCTGCCCCTGCAGTTGGAACTGGAGTGAGTGTTTCAGTTAAAGGGGCTTCTATGCTGGGAGCAATTCAAGGAAAAATTCGTCATAATGTACTACCTCGTGCTGTCATTGGAGCAAAATCAACTAACACAACATCTTCCACTAAACAGCATATGCTTACCTTGAAAAATAATAGAATTAATACTGATGGAGTAGTCAATATAGTAAATCAAAGAGAACTTATTTTGGATGCACTTACAGCAGGTGCATTTATGACAACAGGAAAAGGTTTAGTTCTTGTAGAGTTGTATAAAAATGCACAAACTACAGCAGTTAGAGAATATCAAATAATAACACCGGCAATTACATATTCAACAACTGATACAACATTAAGTTCTTCTAATACAGGACAACTCATAGCCAATTTTGTTATTAGCAGTGATAATACAATTCTAGAAAAACTAGAAGAATATAGAATTATTCTTGCTCCTCATGAGACTGTGAGTGTTATTATTAATCCTTTGACAGACACAGTAAACTCAATAGAAGTTGGATTAACATTTACAACAGAATGATAAGAGGTTTATTATGAGCAGTGCTGACATTTATCTTGGTAATCCTAATCTAAAAAAAGCAAATACACAGATTGAATTTACTCCTGAAAATATTGAGGAGTTTATTAAGTGTAAGGATGACCCTGTATACTTTGCAAAGAACTATGTCCAGATTGTGACTCTGGATCATGGTCTTCAACCCTTTAAAATGTATGATTTCCAGGAGAAGTTGATTAATAACTTCCACAGGGAAAGATTCAATATTTGTAAGATGCCACGTCAGACTGGTAAGTCTACCACTGTGGTATCTTTTTTGTTGCACTATGCAATTTTCAATGATAGTGTTAATATTGGTATTCTAGCAAACAAAGCATCTACTGCAAGGGAACTTCTGAGTAGGTTACAGATTGCGTATGAAAACTTGCCTAAATGGATGCAGCAAGGTATTCTATCATGGAACAAGGGTTCACTGGAGTTAGAAAATGGCAGTAAGATATTGGCAGCTTCTACATCTGCGAGTGCTGTCAGAGGCATGTCGTTCAATATCCTCTTTCTCGATGAGTTCGCGTTCGTCCCTAATCACATCGCTGACTCCTTCTTTGCATCTGTTTATCCTACTATTACTTCTGGTCAAAGCACAAAAGTCATCATAGTTTCAACGCCTCATGGCATGAACCACTTCTATAGGATGTGGCATGATGCTGAAAGAGGCAATAATGAATATGTTCCTACAGATGTTCACTGGTCTGAAGTTCCAGGAAGAGATGAAGTCTGGAAAGAACAGACAATCAAGAATACATCAGAAGCACAGTTCAAAGTTGAGTTTGAATGTGAATTCCTTGGATCTGTTGATACTCTGATTGCACCATCAAAGTTGAGAACTCTTGTTTATGAGAAACCCATTCAGCAAAATGCTGGATTAGATGTGTATGAAGGAGTTCGTCAGGGTCATGATTATATTATGACTGTTGACGTTGCAAGAGGTGTGGGAGGAGATTACTCTGCATTTACTGTAATAGATATCAGCAAGTTTCCACACAAGATGGTGGCAAAGTATAGGGATAATGAAATCAAACCTATGCTATTCCCTAGTGTCATCTATGAAGTAGCAAAGAATTACAATGATGCGTTTATTCTTTGTGAAGTTAATGATGTTGGTGACCAGGTGGCATCAATCATTCAATATGACCTAGAATATCAGAATCTTTTGATGTGTTCTATGAGAGGTAGGGCAGGTCAGATTGTAGGCCAAGGATTCTCTGGTAAGAAGACACAACTTGGTGTCAAGATGTCCAAGACTGTGAAGAAAGTTGGATCCCTCAACCTCAAGACAATGATTGAGGAGAACAAACTTCTCATCTGTGACTATGACACAATTTCAGAACTAACAACCTTTGTATCTAAGCACAACTCCTTTGAAGCAGAAGAGGGCTGTAATGATGACCTTGCAATGTGTCTGGTTATCTATGCCTGGATGGTTGCTCAAGACTACTTCAAAGAATTAACTGACCAAGATGTCAGAAAGAGATTGTATGAGGAGCAGAAGAATCAGATTGAGCAGGACATGGCACCATTTGGATTCTTGTCTGATGGTTTGGATGCTACTAGTTTTGTAGATGCTGAGGGAGACACCTGGCATGTTGATGAGTATGGTGACAGATCTTATATGTGGGACTATATGTAATGGACTTAGATGGTCAGATTAAACTTAATCACCTTTTCTTAAATGATAGAAGGTGTAGAACCTGTGGAGAAATAAAGAACCTCATAGATGGGTTTTATAGAACAAGAAAGGACAGAGGACCAGTTGCATCTTCATACTCTTATGAGTGTAAAGAGTGTACTAAGAAGAGAGTTATTTTAAGTAGAATGACCACCGCAATATTTGACAGGTGGGAATATCCTGACTGGTAGGTTGTTCACTTCCAAATTCCCCACTGAAAACAGTCAAAACCCTAAATATTTCCAGATAAACTGAGACATTTTAGGGAGAGAAACATGGCGACTCCTCAATTATCTCCAGGCATTATTGTCAGAGAGGTTGATTTAACAGTAGGGAGAGCTGAAAATGTTGTAGACAACATTGGCGCTATCGCTGGACCTTTTGAAATTGGACCTGTTGATGAAGTAGTTCAAGTAAACACCCAACAGCAATACTTGAACACTTTTGGTGAACCAATCTCTGCTGATAGGCAGTATGAGTACTGGATGACTGGTTCCTCTTTCCTTTCCTATGGCGGTGTTCTGAAAGTTGTCAGAACAGATGATGACGACCTGAAGAATGGAAATGCTGGTGTTGGCATTGCAACCACCACAACACTGAAAATCAAAAACTATGATGATTATCAGTCAAACTATACTTCAGCAACCAACTTCACCTATGCTGCTAAGAATCCTGGCAGATGGTCAAATGGCCTGAAGGTTTGCTTCATTGATAATGCTGCTGACCAGACTGTTGGTCTTGCAACAACCAACCCTGCAGGAATTGGTGCTACAGTTGGATATGCTGTAACCACTACACTCTCCAGTGTTGTTATTCCTGGAGCAGGTTCAACTTCAACATTTGATGGTTAT